TATGAAAATAATACATATGATGATTGTAAAACATTTCTTAGATGTCCAATGAGAAACAAGATTAACTTTGATGTTCAAAACATCTCAAATATCATCGACGGGTATCTAAAGAACTAAAAAAATATATGTGTGTGATGTGTTATGTGTTATGTATTATGTGTTATGTATTTTTTTTATTAGTAAATAATATACTTGAGAAGCAACCAATGGTATAACTTACTATTGATATTAATATTATTATGATTACGTGAGAAATTTTAGAAGTATTAAATATATCACATCTCTCGGTTAAATAAAGAAATACTTCAAATATTATTATTTTTATAAACATCCCCATTATTATATCAAAACCGAATAAGAAACCGAGTGCGAAATTAACAATAATATGAGATATTAAATATACATAATTTGCCATTATATTATTATCGCTATTGGGGTAAAAAAATATATCTAGAGTATGAAGTTCAAAAATACATCTGGCAATAGTAAAACCCACTGTTATTGTTATTATAGTAACTAAATATATGTAAAAATATATTGTATTCATTTTCTATATTATTAATAGTTTATTATTTAGTTTATTATTAATATTTTTATGAGAATAATAAAATATTATACTTGTTTTAATAATATTGTTTTTAAACTTATTGTAATAATCTAATATTTCCTTATCAGTTATATTATTTATAGCATCTAAAATATCCTTATTTTTTCTAAATTTTTTATTAAATAATAAAAACCTTTTATAAAATTCGTTATATGAATTGATGTTATAAAATTTTGAATATTCATAATCTGTATTTATTTGCTTTTTAGAATATTGAATATCCTCGCGTGTAATCTTATAATTTTTAAGAATATATATTATTTTTTCTATGACAATTGGTACATTTTTTAAGGCACATTTAGTTACTATATTATAATAAGATTCTTTAGAATTTTGAATGCTTATATTATTATATAAATTAATATTATATACTAATCCAGTTTTTTCACGAAGTTCTAAGTAAAATATACCAATTTCAAAATTAAATAAAATATGTTTTAATAACATATGTATCATATGTTCTTTAGATAAATATTCAATATTATCAAATGTATAAATATTAATTATTGTATTTTCATTAACCACTTTATTTTTAATATAAACTATCTTAGATTTGTTATTTTTATAATGAAGTATTGGGTATTTAATAGGTTTTTTATTAGTTTTTTTAATTATTCCAAAATATTTTTTTATATATTTTTTAGTCTCCGCAATTTTATTATTAGGGCATGTTATATTTATTACGATATTTTCTGTTAATATTTTCTTTTTAATAAAATCCTTTACTAATTTAATATTGTATTTTTTTACATAATTAATATCACTTTTAAAATCTTCTAAATGCGAATATTTTGGAAATAAATATTTAAATATACCATAATCGAAATCATAGGTTTCTTTTGATATTATATTTCTCAATTCTTGCATAACAGCACCTTTCTCATTTTCTGCTAGTTTTGGATCTATGTAAAAATTATTCAAACTATTTGATAATATATCACTGTAGAAATCAAAATCTTTATAGAAACCTTGTATAAATACAGACATTTCATTATTAGTTACGTAAGCATTTGTATATCCTCCGCGTCTTGTTATTTCATTCGCAATATATTTATAATCATTATATTTTTTTGATGTTATTCTACCTAAAAGATGTTCGTAATAATGTGTTAAATTACCTTCGCCCTTTTTTTCGTGGTAAGAACCTAATAATATTGATATTGATATGTATGTCATCTTTGTTTTTAGAGGTACTATCGACACTTTTATACCATTCTTTAATTTATATTGAACTACATTAACGTCCATTATTAAATATATAATATAAAAAAAATGATATATGTTAAAGATTTAAAAGTTATTAATCAAAGATGAAGAAGTTAGTAATTGTTGAAAGTTTTACTAAAACTACTACTATTAAAAAATATCTTAATGATAAAAATGTTATTGTTACATATTCTTCAGGGCATATTTACAATTTGCCAAAAGATAAAATTGGATTTGATACGAATACATGGAAACTCGATTATATTAAAACAAATCCTAAAATTATTAAAACTATTAGAGATTTTGTTATTAAAACAGATATTATCTATATAGCAACAGATCCTGATTTAGAAGGCGAAACTATAGCATATAATATCAAACATAGCATTGCTGATTTAATTAAAAATAAAATATGTTATCGTATTTCATTTAATGAAATTACTGAAACAGCCGTAAAAAATGCCATTAATAATCCGCGAGAAATTGATTTGAATATAGTAAGTGCCCAAGAAACAAGAAGAATCGTTGATAGGATGATTGGATATAAGGTATCTCCTATTTTATGGTCTAAATTTGATATAAATTATTTGAGTTCAGGTAGAGTTCAAAATGCTGCTATAATAATGTGTATAAATCAGCGAAATAAAATATTAAATAATGAAATTAAACAGAAGTGGAATATTGAATGTAAATTTATATTTGATAAAAAAGACAAAAAAATTAATATAACTGGTTCATTGTTAGATTATGGAAATATAGATAATATTGAAATTGTTAAGAAAATCTTAGGAATCCTTAAAACAAATACGAAATATTCTGTTAAATATATAATAAATAAACATTCTGTATCTCCACAACCTCCTTATACTACTACATCGCTTCAACAAGATTGTTATAATAAGTATAAATGGAATGCTAAAATTACTATGAAATATGCACAGGATTTGTATGAACAAGGATTCATATCTTATATTCGCACAGATTCTACTAATATTTCAAATGATGCTAAGAATCTTATAATAAATTATATTAAAAATACATATGATAATCGCGAAGGTAATAATTCATATTCTAAATATAGAACTTTTAAATCTAAAATCAATAATGCTCAAGAGGCTCACGAAGCCATTAGAATAACAAATCCTAATATTACATCTTGTTATTCAGGAGATAAATCATTATCGTCTAATCATAATAAACTATATGATATGATAAGAAATAGGACATTGGCTTCATTAATGAGCGATGCTTTATATACTGATATTGAAATTACATTCATATCGTCATTAAAAGAAAATAATGAATATGTATTTTCTGCTACTAAATCCTTTATGATTTTTGAAGGATTTAAAATTATATATGGTGAAAAAACTGAAGATTATGAAAACTATGTAAAAATGCTCGATGATAAATCTTGTTATTCTTATGAATATAAATCAAATGGATTAATTGATAATATTCCGTCATTATACAATGAAGTACAATTAATTAAACAATTGGAGAAAGAAGGGATCGGGAGACCATCGACATATGCCTCAATTATAGATAAATTATTAGAAAAAAAATATATAGAAATTGGTAAAAATCCTCAACATGAATATAATATTGTATGTTTCCTTAAAAAATATAAAGATGAAGAAATTATCATTGAAAATAAAAAGATAAACTTAGGAGGTAGTAGTAAAGACTTATTAATACCTACTGAACTTGGAATAAATGTAATTAAATATATATATGATGTTATGCCTTATCTATGCGATTTAAAATTTACATCGAAGATGGAAAATGATCTTGATGATATAATCAATATGAAAAATAATAAGAAAAATATATTAGATGATATATATTCTAAAATATCTAAATCTCTTAAAGATATTCAACTAACACCGTGTGTTTCTAAAAGTAAAATAGAATATAAGGATGGATTTATTACAACACGATACGGTCACTGCTATTATAATAAAAATAGTAATACATATACAAACATAGAATCTTATCTAAAATGGAAAAATAAAAAATTTGATGAATTAAATGAAAGAGATTTAACATTTATATCATCATTACCAAAAGATGTAAATCATTTAGGAAAACCTTTTAAATTACATTTAGGGCGATATGGTCTATATCTAAAAGATGATAATAATATTAATCATAAAATAGAAAAAAAATTATGGGGTTCTTTTATGTAATAGTTTAATCATATGGAGAAAACCATTTTTTACCATTGACATACCAGTCTTTAATATATTTATCTTCGAAATTAGGATGTACTATATTATTATGATGATCTATATCTACACAATTTGATATGTATTTATTACATTTTTTACATAACCAACAATTATCTTCTTTATTATACATCTCTATTTTTTACTCTTTAATAATTTACTTAGATTTTTATTTAGATTATGTAACTCATATGAAATGTTCGACATTGATGTCGCTATAGTTACCCCATATTCATCTACAAAAAATGTATTAAGCATATTATATAATTTTTCACTCGTCAATATATCCAAATCCTTAATATCTTCTTCATCTTCGTCATCATCATCGTCATCATCATCGTCTTCATCATTGTCTTCGTCATCGTCTTCGTCATCGTCTTCATCTTCATCATCTTCTTCATCTTCGTCTTCTTCATCTTCATCATCTTCTTCATCTTCGTCTTCGTCATCATCGTCTTCGTCATCATCTTCGCAGCATTTTTTTAGTTTTTTATTCTCAGAATCTTCGCAACTATTATCAGTATCTTCATCGGTTTCTTCTTTGATTTCGCAACAATCGCTAATATCTTTATTTACGGCAACATTTTCGGAATCATCAGAAATTTTACATTCCTTTATAACCCCTTTTTTTGCTTTCTTCTTTTTTTTATCACTTTTATTCATTTTATTCATGCTGTTGATAAATGACATAAAATCCATATTGTTTATATTTAAACCTTCCATATTGTATAAATAATAATACAATATTATTTCTTATATATATTTATAAAGTTTGTTTTTATTAAGATATAATAGAATATAATGAAAGAAATAATTTATTCAGTAAGTTTATTATTTGGTATACTTATATTATTATTAATTATAATATATTATGATACACTAAAAAATAATATTATAAATGGTAATTACACTTTAATAGAAAAATACGAAGATTGTGATAATGAGAACGATAATGATAATGTTAGTATTAAAGAAAATAATAACAAACTAAATATTATTATGACAAGCGATGATATTAAAGAAGATGATAATTATAAACATATTATATATGAAAATGATATAGTGGATAAATATAAAATATCGAGTTTTTTAAATTCATCATCGTTGAAAATGTTAATATCTTCTTATGAAACGCGTGATAATGTTGAGAAAATACAACATTTTCAATGGATTATGGATACAGATAATGCCAATAATATTAATAAAGATATTGTTGTATCTATAGATAATAAACCTAAAATATATAGATATCCTTTTAATCCGACGGTATATGGTTATAATATCAAAGATATTACTGTAGAAATTAATAATACAAAAGATAATATTATAATTAATGATTTGGCAGTATTTTTTAATTTAAAACTTAATGATATTAAAAGTAATACAGGTATAGGACAATTAATATGTATAAATAACTATGATTATCAAAATATATTCGTAAATATAGTTGAAAATAATAGAAAAATAAATTGTGGTGAAGTTATAAATGTTAATGATAATTATGGATCATTGCAAAATCTTGATGAAATCTATAATAATAATTATATGAATATTAAAAAAACTTATGATATTGTATTAGATATTAATTCTAATAAATATTATATTAAAGATATTGGTGAAGATATTCTAAAAGAGCCTTCGGTATTATTAGCATTAATAATAAATAAAGATACTATTCATTTTCATATTAATACTAATATGATAGAATTTAAAAGATTAGATGACAAGTTTATTATTATCGATTATCCAATATATATTAATAAAAATAAAGAATGTGATATAACATTATATAGTTCTGCGATGATTATAAATAATAATAATATACACAACGAGTTAGAGAAATATAATCTATATAATAAATATAATTTACATAGTAAAATCAATATATAAGCAATTATATAATTATATATATTAAATATGACAAAATCCGCAATATTAATACTTACACAAAATACTATAGAACGTAAAATATATCTAAAAACATCACTGTATTTTTTATTTAGAAACTTTAATGCCAGATTTAAATATCCTGTTATTATTCTACACGAAGGCGATTATGATATTGATTCTATTAATGAAATAACTACATCTATTAGAAAAGACTGTAGATATTTAATTGATTTTGTTAAAATAGATGATGTGGATTTTCATGTACCAGATTATATAGATATTAATAAAATGAATAAATGTATAGAGGCGACACCTGTGCCTTATTGGAGAAATAAAAACTATAGATTAATGTGTAATTTTTGGATTAATAATTTCATTAAATATTGTGATAAGTATGATTATATAATGCGTATCGACGATGATAGTATTATAGAAGAACCTATAAATACTGATATATTTAAAATGATAGAAGAAAAAGATCATAATTATATGTCAAATCTTATACATGTTGATTGTAGTATATGTAATTATGGGATGAAGGAATTCTTTGAAAAGATAATGCCTGATAAATTAGACAAAATATCAGAGTTATTTATGGAGCATTCATTGGATAGTAATAATCCACATTTTGCTCTATTTAAAAAATTATATTATGCCTTAAATGACAAGGAATATGAAGGCAATAGCGTAAATATGGCTATGCCCGTAATGTATTATAATAATTTCTTTGTTACTAAAACTTCTATATGGAAAACGCCAGAAATTAAAGAAATTATTAAAAGTATTAATGAAAGCGGTAATATATTTTATTGTCGCTGGGGAGATGCTCCTCTCCAAACAATTATTATGAAACTCTATGATAATAATAAGATGACAAAATTAGATTTCAAATATAGCAAGCGACTACAAAGAGAATCTTTCAAAGATAATGAAGGAATATATCATAGTTATATGCCTGGAAATTATGAAGAAAGTAGTTGCATTAGTAAAAAAAAATAGATTATATAAAAAGATTAAATTGATTATTTGTGTTCCATATTTCTTTATTAATATTATTACAATATTCTTGATTATATAGATGATCGGGATGTATAGTACTTCCATAATTAATATTAGAAAATGTTATAGGATATGTTAATATCCAAGAATTAACAGCAATATATATAACATTATCGGCAGCCGACCATTCACATTCTTTATGTGATAAATCATAGGTCACAGAATCTATAACATATTTATCTAGTAATTTCTTAGCACCTTGTCTAGAAATTAAATAATAACCTGTAGAAGGATAATCATAATCTCTTTTTTTTATTAGTTCATTATATTTTAGAAAATGTTCATTATACATCTTGATAACACTAGGGTGTCCGTTTGTATGTAATTGTAATATATCAATAGGTTCGTCAGAACATTCTTCAGCAATTTTTATATATGTGAATATTTTATCAAAATTTATCTTTTCAATTACCATATCATCTTCTACTATACAAAAATATGGGTCGCCATCTTCGTAGCCCTTTTTAATTGCCTTTAAATGCGAAAGAATACAACTTAATTCTTCTTGAGTTGCTGCTATAGATTTTTCATTCCTTCTTATTTGATATTCTTTAATTGTATTTGGTGTTTCTGCTTCTATACGAATATTATCTATGTTTTTCTTATTAAACTGCTCTTCCATATACTTTCTTCTATCATAACATTTCTCTATATTAATCCAATA